AAGCCCCTGTCACCCCCAACTGACAACGACTGGGAAAAACTCAGCGATCGACTGGTTTACACACAGAGCCTGTTCGCCCCCAACTTGCCGTTTCTCAACTTGCGTGAGCTGGAGAAAGCCAAAGAAGCGTTTACAGCCACTGAAGGCCGCAGTGAAAACTACAGCAGCCTGTACTTGGCCAGAACTGCTGGTATGCGGTTCTATGACTTCAACGTGCAAGGCTCGCTCGACCAACAAGATCGGGCAGCGGCTGCTGTTGAGCGCGAGTACAAGACCGAGATCGGCAAAATCAGGCGCAAACAGGAACGTCTTGAGAATCCTGACTGGGACGCCTTCTACGAACGCGAAGAAGAGCTTATGATGCGTATGGAAGAGCGCATTGCAAAGATTCGTGGCAAAGAAACTGGAGAAGAGTGATGGCAACCAAAGACCCTCGACTGGCACGCGCAGGCGTGTCGGGCTACAACAAGCCCAAGGCTACCCCCAGCCACCCCACCAAGAGCCACGTCGTCGTGGCCAAGTCCGGCGATCAGGTCAAGACGATCCGCTTCGGCCAGCTAGGTGTCATGGGTGCAGGGGATAACCCTAAGACGGCTGAAGACAAAGCCCGCAAAAAGTCGTACTATGCGCGTCACAACGCCCAAGACCCAAGCCCAGACAAGTTGTCTGCACGGTACTGGAGCCACAAGGTTAAATGGTGAGCAACATGGCGACCAAGCCTAAATCTAAATCCACAGTCAACGCTGCTGGCAACTACACCAAACCCGAGCTGCGCAAGCGGATCGTCAGTCAGGTGAAAGCTGCAGCTACGCAAGGCACTGCTGCTGGCCAATGGTCAGCCCGCAAGGCACAACTCGTGGCCAAGAAATACAAAGCCGCTGGCGGGGGGTACAGAGATTGAAAGCCCCTCAGAAGTCCCTCAAAGAGTGGACCGACCAAAACTGGAGAACCAAAAGTGGAAAACGATCATCCGACACGGGCGAAAGGTATTTACCTGAGTCTGCGATTAAAAGCCTTAGCCCTGCTGAATATGCTGCGACAACGCGTGCAAAACGCGCTGGCAAAGCGCAAGGGAAACAGTTTGTAGCTCAGCCCAAAAAGATAGCTGCAAAAACCGCGAAGTTCCGCTAACCCCCAACTGGAGATTCTCATGATGTACGGTAAGAAAACTACGATGATGGCCAAGGCCCCCGCAAGCAAAAAAGCTGCTCCCTTCAAGCCATGTGCCAAGTGCCCCAACCCAGCCAAGTGCGCCAAGATGGGCGTTTGCCTCGCCAAAGCGAAGAAGTAACGCCATGATGAACGGCAAGAAAAGCGCTGCCTACGAGAAGCTCGACAAGCAAGAAGAGAAGATCGAAGATCGCAAAAAAGCCATCAAGGCTATGGAAATGGAGAAGATGATCCGTGGGATTGTCCGCTCAGAGATGGCCAAGGGTGCTAAGCCCAAGGCTAAAAAGTGATGCCATTCAAATCAAAGGCTCAGGCCAACTTGATGCGAGGCGCTATGCACGACCCTGCCTTTGCAAAGAAGGTAGGCGTCAGCAAGAAGGTTGCCACGAAGTTCGTTCGTGAAGACCAGAAGGCCAAGGGCGTAAAGCCCAAGGCCAAGAAGTAATCACTTCATCCGAGCCGTCTTGGTTCGGGCAAAGGAGCGGTTTTCGGACTTGGGCACTGCACGCAGGTTGCCTGATCCGTTGCCGCCACCTTTGGCAATAGGCGTCTTGTGGTCGACGTCTTTGCCGTCACCCTTGGACACCACACCCTTCTTCTCCATCTCGGAGCGGGCAGCGTTGCGCTTTGCACGGTTGGCAATTTGCTCTGGCTTGCCTTGGTAGTTGGCGTACTCTTTCTTGTAGTCGCGTGGCATGGTTGTTCCTCAGTAAAGGTTGTTCAGCACTGGAGGGCGGTAGTTCGGCCCTTTCGCTATTTTCCCATGTTCGTTGAACACAGGGTTGCCGTTCTCGTCGTACTTTGACCAGTTGCTGCGGTTCACGGCATCCACTGCATCGCTCATCTTCATGCCTGCACAGTGGCCAACACCGACAGATGTGACGATCTGATCGGCCAGCGAGTCCAGCATCTCTTTGCGATCGCAGATGATGGCGTGCTCTTGTCCGCTCTTGAGTCGGTCGGCCAGCAAAGTCAATTCATAGCGCAGGTTGTTCCATGTGTTGTTGAACTGCACACAGTCCAGCATCTCCACAAACTCCTCCACGTGGCATCCCAGCTGAATGTCCAGTTCCCGGGCAGTGGGGTCAGGCCGACCTCTACGGTGCCACAACTCAATCGAATCAATGCTCATCGTCGTCCTCTTCCATGTGTTCCTGCAACAGCTGCAGTTTTGCTATGTCCAAACAGCCCAACACAGTGGGCAGTAACATTGACTCGTCGTATTTGTGGACAACAGCCAGTATCTCATCCACAAGCCCTTGAGCAAGCTCGCTCATGTAGTTCATGCAACTGCTCCTAATACTGCGAGGGTGATCTTACTCTGTGCGCGTGCTGTTGTGCCCGTCAGGCTGTCAACGAAGCGTGGGTGGTTTAGGTTCACGATCATGCACTGCATCTGTCCCGGTGCGTGCTTTGGGCAACCCTTGAACATCGTGACGCGGTCACGGCGACGCAGCAATGCGTTCTCGCTCTCCAGTTCACGCTCGATGCGGTCAAGTCCATCACGCTTGACCTTGAGCCAGCTGCGCAGCTTCTCGGCATTGATCGCAACTTGGCTACCCGGCATGATGGGGTTCTTGTCGTCGTAGACGATCTTGACCCGTGCCACTGCACGCTCTGGTGCTGGCATCGTGACTTGCTCAACGCCTGAGCCGTACTTCTCTTTGCACTCGACGATCTGGTCGTTGTGCTCTGCAAGGAACTGGCCCACGATGTCGAACACATCGGTCTTGTGGTCGATGGCAAACTGGCGTGTCTTCTTGATGTGCGCGATCAGGTGGTCGATGGTGCCCTTCACATCGAACGGGAACAGGCCTATCGCCTGACCAATGCGACCCATACCCCATGCAGAGATGATGGCCGTGCGATAAAAGCGCTCCTGCGGCTCAAACACAAAGTTGAACGTCTTCATGAACGAAGCCTCAGCCCATGACCACACAGCCTCCGGGCCACCCTTGTCCAGCACCACTTGCACCAGCTCAGGGAAAGCCCAGCCATTGTTCTTGGCCATGATGTCGAAGAACTCGTAGCCATCGCTTTTGCCGTCTTCGCGGGTCTCGATGAACGTGCGGTCATGTTGTGGCAACTCCAAGCAGCGGGCTTTGAGCGGCTCGTTGCCAGCCTGTGCACCCTCGAACTTCTGCCAGATCGAGATGTTGGTTGTCATCAGCGTTGGGCCGTCCCACGTCGCAGGGTCACGCAGGTCACGGTCTTTGGTCATGGACACTTTCTCGCGCCCCATGCTCAGCTGATACGTCATGTCAGCGATGTCTTTGTCGTCAGCTGCGGTCATCTCGTCGATGCAGCATGGCAGGCTGTTGAGTACACCGCGTTGCTTGTATAGGGCGTTGGCCGTATCTTTCTGACTCAGGAACAACTGCTTGGGTGAGCCGATAAGGCTGTTGGCCGCGATCAGGGACAGTGTCTTGCCTGTGGTCGTTTCTGTTGAGTAGATGGACACCACGAGGGTACCGTTACCAGCCACAGTCCCGAGGATGCCAGTCAACGACAGCAGCACAGCGGAGCGTATCGTCTCTGATCCCGGGCGGTTGAGCATGTCCATGCCACGTATCCACTCGTCACGAGAGCCGTGTGCACCGATCAAGTTCTCAAAGGACTTTGCTGGACCGCGCAGGCGTGTATCAATGCCATCATGTTCTGCACCAAGCAGTGTTGGGCCACACATGAACGAGCCGTCTTTCTGCCATCCGAAGCTCACATAGTCCTGCCCAGTCGGTGCCTGCTGCTGCACCATCGTTAAGTAATCCATCAGGAACCCCCGTACTTTTTCTTGTTGACCAATGTTCTTCACGTAAATCTGGCGGTTGAGCAAAAAAGAACTGAAATCTTTGCCCAGTGATGCCAGCACCGTCATCTCATGTGGCTTTTCTTTCCAGCCCGTCATCGGGTATTTCACCAGCAACTTAAATGCTGACTTGCCACTCTCGTCGTCGTTGTACACACCAGTGATGTGCATCTCGTACGGACTGATGTGGTCAAACTCAATCACGTCTTGTGCCACCTCGTTGCCGTTGGCATCGGTCGTTGTAACTTCTGTCTTTACTTCGCGGAAGACTTGCCCGTTCTGCACAACATAACCCTTGGGCATGGTGAACACAATCTCTTCGCCTTCGTCATTCTCGACAGCCACCTCGGTAGCCACGGACAACTGGGCAGGGCTTGTGATCTTTCCACGGCTCGGGCATCCTTCGCAACCCTTGGAGCACAGTTGCTCGAACTTGGCGCATGTGGTTGGCCCTGTACCGTTCCAGCCATTGATCTTGTCGAGGCTGCTGTTGAGGTCGAAGTCTTTGTGCTTGCCAGCAATCTTGATGACTGCTTCGCTTACATCGGTGCAGTGCTTGGCCAGACCAAGTGAAGCACGCCATAGAGGCTCAGGGACGTCACGACCAGCAGCATCAAGGACTCCACCCGATTCAACAAGCGCTCTGACTTGATTACATCTGGAGGCCACTGCATCAATGATGACGTCGTTGCTGTTGAGCACGGCATCAAGTATCGAGGACTTTGATTTGCCTGCGCGTGGCGTGAGCGCAGTGGATGATAGTTTGGCACTCTTGCCGAACCACGGCTTGAGGATACCGAAGAGCGCAGCAGCATCGTAGTCTGTGCAGTCCGCAACACACCTGACATCCTTCCATGGCTGCTGCTTCTTGTGGTGCGTGCCAACGGGGCGGAGCACCATAGATGGGTCGTGGATTTTTGAAGTGTCGATTTCAACGCCGTTCTCCTCTAGTGCGATGCGCAGTGCAGTGGATGCCTTGACCCAGTGTTCTTTGCGCACGTTGGCAATAAGTGGCCAGTAGCAGTGGATGCCGTTACCGGATGAGATGACCATGGGCATCGGCATGCCGATCGTCTTGAGTGCTGCGACCATTGCGGTCCAGCCTTCTTTCTGTGTCTGGTATGGTTTGTCTGCACCGATGTCGAGGTCAAGAGCCAGTGCTTTGAACCACTGTGCATGCTCTTGCTTGCGATGCCATTTTTGCTTGTTGTTGCTGTCTGTGTAGCCGTGTCCGGCAAATGAACCAACGCCAAAGTAGACGGTGGTGGTGGGCTCTGAGTCCCAGTCAATGATTGATGCGACCGCGTCGTCGATGTCGGCGAACGAACCTCTGTTCCAAAATATCCCGCGTGGATTTTGGCCTGATCTGTCAGGCTTGTGGGTGCAGATAACAAGTTCGTCTGTCTGGGCAAAAACGCGAGTAAGAAAGTGTTTGGTGTCCAAAATGTGCCCCTAGATGAAAAACCCCGGCCTAAGCCGGGGAGCCCTTAATGAGCTGTGATTCTATTACTCGTCAAACAGGCTGTCGAGCTTCGCAGCCAGTTCATCCGACGCTTTTACTGGGGCAACCGTGGGCTTGGTTTTGGGTTGCACAGAAACAACAGGCGCTGGTGCTGCGGCCTCATCCTCATAGGCGTCATCCACGGCAGGTGCAGCAGGTGCAGCGATTGCAGTCTGTGTTTTGGGTGCAGCCAGTGCTGGGCCAGCGGCTGTAGGAGCCATCTGGCGAGTCGCCACTTTGACAGGGTCACTTGCCAACAGGTTATCCACACGGGCGATGGCTTTCTCTGGCACATATCCCTTCTGCTTGAAAGTGATCTTGGGGAAGCTGGCTTGGTCGTCGAAGCCCAACTCAGTCACGACTTCTTCAGGCCCGATGCCGTAGTTGCCCAGTTCCTTGAAATACTCACGCAGAGCTTTCATGCCGCTTACAGGCACGGTCAGGCTGTAGACCTTGGTGGGGTCAGCA